AGCAGAGAAAAGAGATCCACCGAATACCCCAGCAACACCAGCCATATGGAATGGGTGCATGAGTATATTATGTTCTGCTTGGAATACGAACATAAAGTTAAAAGTACCAGAAATACCAAGGGGCATACCATCACTAAAACTCCCTTGCCCAAATGGGTACACAAGGAAAACCGCAAGAGCTGCGGAAAGTGGTGCTGTGTATGCTACAAATATCCATGGTCTCATTCCTAGTCTGTATGATAATTCCCACTGTCTACCAGCGTATGCTGCTACTCCTATTAAGAAGTGAAAGACAATGAGTTGATATGGTCCGCCATTATATAGCCACTCGTCCAGTGTACCAGCTTCCCAGATCGGGTAAAAATGTAGTCCGATTGCATTAGAGGAGGGGACGACAGCTCCTGATATTATATTGTTCCCGTATAATAACGAGCCGGAAACGGGCTCACGTATGCCGTCGATGTCCACAGGGGGAGCAGCGATGAAGGCGAGTATAAAACATGTGGCAGCAGCTAGTAAGCAAGGAACCATTAGTGTACCAAACCAGCCTACGTATAGACGGTTGTCGGTACTGGTTACCCAGTTACAAAACTTCTCCCAATTGGTTGTAGTGTCTCTTTGTGTTACTGAGATTGCAGCCATTTGATTTGATTAAGTTTATTGTGTTCTAACGTTAAACGAATAGGTTACACGTAAGTTCGTGCTATCTGAACGTCTAACTAAGTGTGTTAAATGTGAAGGAAATAAAATTAAATTACCTTCTTTTATATTTAAAGTATTTGGAAATGTATGTTGGTTTAATTCTTTACACCGTTCTGGTGAATTGACTAAACCAATTTCATTTCTTAAAGGGTTTAAGAATGTAGCAGGATAGCTACCTTCATCCAACTGTAAATAATAAATACCAGACACAGTTGCCATAAGATGTTCATGTGGTTCTTGATACATGTTTTGGTCATGTACATTTAACCAACTGTCAACTACAATTCTGTGTTGATTGTTAAAACCATAAAGATAATTTAAGAAATCAAAAACAACTTCATTAAACTGTTCATCCCATATGTGATGTTGATTATCATCACAAGGTACTTGCCACGTATGACATAGCTTAGACCAAGGTGCACATAAATTAGGATTGTCTTTAAATTTTTGTTTTAATGAAGGCAGTATTCTATTCTTATATTCTTCATGTTTTTTTATTGTTGCCACCACTACCGGGGTAGGGAACAACATCTCCAATCTAGGGGTAGTCATTAGTTCAGATGGATATTGAAACATTCGTCTTAGAAGACGCCGGGAATGATTTGTCCGGTTGTTACGTAAGCACCTATTGCTGCTACGAATCCAAGCATTGCTGCCCAGCCGTTAAATCTTTCTGCTTCTTTAGTCATAATTGGATGTGTGTTGTGTGACATGTCGATAATTCTTACGGGTGGTTCGTAAGGGTATTCGTTTTCGAGTAGGGTGTCTAGATCTCGAGTTTTCATTTTTTCTTTTTTTTCTTTTTTTTAAGAATTTTTAATTTTTCTAAAAGACTTTCAGGTTTTTTTCTGGACGGGATTTTCTTTGCAGCTCCCATGTCCTCATACCTTTCCCTATTATCTTTCAATCTTTGGATAAAATTAGACATTAGAAATTGAGATCTGAATTGTTTAATTTCTCTACAACGTCAGCCCTGTAAGCTGGGTCTGTGTCGTAGCGAGGGTCTCCCATAGCTGCTACAAGCTCTGCCTGAGATCTAAATGTTTCTCCAGCAGAGGAGGGAGCTCTACCTTGTAGCATGCGACCTTCGTAGCCATTGGCTTCTTGGTACGCTGACTGTAATCCTTGAAAAGCAATGCCAATAGCTGCTGGATTACCAGTGTCAACTACTGAATCGAAAGCATCAATCTGAGCATTGGGAAGGTTGCTTGCAGCCCACTCAATAACTCTGTTGTAGTTTGCTTCTCCTCCTGCTGCATTCTGTACACTATTTACTTGTGCTTCAGACATCTCAACACCTTGAGGATTAGCTTGAGGATTATTCTGTTGAATTTCTAAGTAAGCATTGACTAAATCTTGACTGCTCATCTCAGAAAACTTTTCTATTGTATCTTCACTAAGCTGACCATCATTAGCATAGTACTCTTCAGACGCATCAGTGATTAGACTGACCGCAGGAGCATATTCAGATACCTCCTCATCAGTTTCTTCTTCTTCTGCATATCCTTCGTCACTTTCTTCGTAGTCTTCTTCGCCTTCTTCTGTTCCTTGTCCAAGTTTCTTTTGTAATGATAAGTATGCTGACTCTAATTCTTCAGCGTTTCTGTATTTACCAGCTAGTAGTCCTTCTTGTTCTGCTACGAGCTGTTCACCTACCTCAAGCGAGTTCTGTTCCTCTTCGGAAAGAGTCGCTGATTCAGGTGTATTATCATATGATAAAGTTTCTGCCATTATTCAGGTTGTTGTTGATCGGGTGACATCATCTTCTGCATGTTTTCTGTGTCAGCTAATTTAGAATTAGCAAGTTGACCAGCTTGTTGTAGAAGTACGCCTTGTTGTTGCTTCTGTTCCATCTCTGCTTTCTCTTGACCCATCTGTTCATCTGTCTTAACAAGGTTTAGTGTGTCTATACCCTGTGCAGCAGCTAGGCGTTTGATAGCTTCTAATGGATTGATGAATTGTCCTAATGCCTGTGGTCCTATTGTCTGTGCAATAGTTCCCATGAACATTGTTAAGGCTTCTCTATCTTGACCTCTACCTAGAGCATTAACACCAGCTACAATAGATGGTCTAATAATTTCTTTAGGTAACTTAGGTAGTTCATTAGTTCTTTGTAAAACTAATAGAGTTCTATCTAAATAAGGTATTAAGAAAGATGTAGTTAACAAACTGAAGATTCCACCGAGCTGTTGCTCAAGTTCTAACTGTGTTAGTCTGACTTCTTCTGCTGTTACTCTCTCTGCATTCCTAACATTCATCACCAAGAATGCTTCGAGTAATCTTCGTTCTATTGTCTGTGCCATGTTAGCAGCAGTCGAGAAGTCGGCTGTCTTACCAACCTGTACAACTTGTACATCTTCTGCCCTGCCTTGTACGATGGCTCCGTTTCCAGCCTTCGCGATTACTGAAGGCTTTGTTGTAGATGATGGGCTGACTAGAAAGATCACTTTACTAGCAGCAGCAGCTCCTTCAACAAGAGCTTGCGATAAACCTTCGAGAGATTTCAAGTCCCCAAGGAACTCTTCAACTCTACCACGTCCGTACTGTTCTCCGTCTACCGAATTAAAGGTGAGCACGAGCCAAGGGCTTGCGTTCTTAGGAGCTGTACTACGTGTCCCGGGTATTATCATATCTTCTACTTCCTGATACCATACCCATCTGCCGTTTTCTAGTTTCACGCACGTGTAAACTTCGACATCATCAGTATGTGTACCAGCATTGCTTTCGTCGATGCCCGTGTTGGGTTGTTTCTTTGGTAGATCGTAACCGAGTACGTCTCGACTTATCAATTCCTTTGTAACTATTTCTAGGACGTTACCATTTCCATCTCTGTTAACGACATACCTAGTAAGAGGGTAGTTCTTGATGCCATCTTTACCCATAAATAATAAAGCGTTACCACCTACAATTAAATGCTTAAGTGCTTGGTGTATTACAACTCTATCATTTGAAGCAGCGATGTAGTCCATCACTATACGCTCCATCTTAGATAAAGATAGGTCCATTTCTGACCTAGCCTCTGGTGGTATATCTTCACCTATCTTATCCTCTCTTGGTTGTAGCTTAAAGAAGGAACCTTGTGGAGGTAGGATAGCAAGCATAAGTTTTGCTGCTAACCCTACCACACACTTGGAACCAACGGACTGCCACGGAATATTGAGAGTTTCGTGTGTAGGTCTTGAAGATGTATCGTCTTGAATTAAGTAAGGTAACGTGAGCTTAGAACAATCAACTGCTTTGTCTAGGAATTGTCTTCGATCTGTTACAAGTTCATTGTATCTCTCACGAGCGGTCATTACTGAATGCCCCCTGTTGTTGTGTTACCTGTATTTACTTTAGGGTCTAATTTAATTCTTAGTGAACCTGTACCTTTTGAGTATTGGTTCTTGTTTTTATTACCACGGTCATCCTTTGCTCTTCTTACCTGTGGGTTTACATCCTTAACTATTGGGTCTGGTGGGGGAGCCGTAGGTGTAGGAGGTAATGGTGGTGGCGGAGCTGGGGGTAAAGGTGGTGGTGGTGCAGGCTGATTGCCTCCTCCGAATAAACACATTAGATTTCGTCCTCTTCTATGGATTTTATGTATTCAATTACGCTGGCTTGTCCAGCTCTATACATAATTGATTCGATTGATTCTTTTGGATGGATAGGTTTCCACCCGAAGTTGTCTTCTAACTTCTTTAATAACTCATCAAGTCTATCGTTGTGTAGCTTAAGAGTATTGAGGGAGATTGACATTCGAGTGCTCAAAAAATGCAGGCATTCTAGCTGCCTTGGTCTGAGAAAATTCTGGTGCTTTGCCTTCGTACATAAGTCTGTCGCTGGCATCTAGCCAAAATTTTTTGTCCAAATATCTATCGGAACTATTTTTTAATGGTTGCATTATCCAATTAATAGTTGCCTTTCTTAGTTTATCTAAGGACTGGCTAGGCTTTAGTCCTAGCTCTGCACATACCAAACTGTTAGTTGCTACATGCACTTGCTCGTCTCTAGATATATCTGCTGATACTGTTCTTAATCCTGCATCACCATTGAACCTGAAGAAGGGAAGCAATACAAAAAATATTGCTCGCTCTGCTACAAGTGCTTTACAAATGGTATGGTCAGGGTGTTCCTCCCACGCTGTACGTAGACGTAGTGCTTCGGCTTCAGCTTTTTCATCGACGCCTAGTGCGTTGGTGATATAGCCAAGAGCAAGATCATGTTTGATCTCATCCTTAACATTCGACTCTAGAAGTGCTCTAGCAGAGTCGGGAACATTTTTATCAAGTGCTTCCGTAATGAAGGTACCAACTGGTAGCTCCATATGGCGTATTGCAAGACAACGGAAGATGGTTTCTTCGGCTCCATCTTTTAACTTTCCTTTAGATGTTTGTACTGGTGTCCAAGTTCTTTTCCGGGACAGTAATTTTATATAGGGATTCATTGCTGACAGTCACATTCGATTTCATCTGGTTTATTACTCATTATTTGTTCAAGGTATGCGTCTACTTCATCTGTATCCAAAGCTGCATAAGCATCAGATTTATCCTGAACGTCACCCATAACCTGAAGGCTATAATAGAGAGAAGTTTGTGGACTTTCTAGCCACTCTTCTATAAATGCCTCATCGTATGTCACCATGTCACTCCAAGAATTGAAGCTATAGCCATGAAGCAATCCTGTTCTATCTAGCATAATCATTATCTGATCTGCTACTAACTTATAACTCTCCCATCCAACCTCGGATGCGATCTCAACGTCGCCATATTTTACCTGTTCCACACCAAACTCACCTGAATCCCTGTCGACTACTCGACTAATAGGTGGTGCAATTTCTGGTGTTGAAGTAAAGCCATTAACGTCTCTACTCCTGTAAGAACAACTGGCGGTAGGAGCTATCGCGAATGCTCGTTCCATGTTGTTCTCTCTTGCAATGTTAGCTGCCTCTTGTATGCCGAGGAAGAGCTCACGTGCAGCTAATCCCGCGTAACCTTCGTAAGGTTGAGCATCATTTGTTGCTCTAAGTGCCTTACCAAACTCGGCATATGTAATGTTGTTGTTGGCTAGGAAGTTAGCTAAGCCAAGCATTCCTAGTCCAACTTGTCTATCATTTTCTGGTGCTAAGTATTCACCAGTTCGTCCAACACCTGTTTCACCATGGAGACCGCACAGTTCTTGCATGCCTTCACGGAAACTTGGTCGTACGTCGCCGATACGACAGGCACCGAGATTGATATGTTGTAAGAGACACGTTCCGCGTGAGGGCAAATAAACCTCAAGGCAGACGTTGCTCCTGATTCGTTTTCCATTCTTATCGTGTTTTATTTTGTTGAGCCAAATGTCTCCTCTTGCAATGCCTCTAAGTATAGCTTCCTTTGTTCCAGTTTCTGAATTAGTCCAGAGTTCTGGGGTAAGGTCAACACATCGTTTAACCCATGGGAGCTCGGCTCTTTCGACTTGCACGAAGTCAATAATATCGGGGTGATTAATATCGAGGTGAATAACACACGCACCATTGCGGTACGTACCACCGCGTCTAAGTATTTCATTTAATGTTGAGTAAATTTTTGCGAATGAGACGGGTCCTGATGCAACGAGAGTATCAGGTCCCTTATTTGTTGTTGTTCCTGCTGGTCTAAGGTCCGACAAGTGGACTGCGACTCCTGCTCCATAGCGTAGAGCATGGCTAACAAAACGCCAGCTTGCTTCGATGCCATTTGGTCCCTCCATACTGTCATCGACGTTAAAAATCGTACATGATACTGGAAGACGATTGGTGGGATTGTCCATCCACTGCTGGACTCGACCAGTCCTAGCTATTCTGTTGGGTGTTTGCATTTCGTTTTGCTGCTTTAAGTAAAGGTACTAATAAATTATTAAATTTGAACAGTTGTTCTTGTAGTTTTAAATATAACTCTATCATCGTCTCTTTGTCAATCTCATACAGAGCTAACTCTATCTCCCTCATCTGTAGGTCCTGATGTAGAGTTAATTTCGTAGTTTTGATCGGGCTGCCAGAGGATTGGTTCTTTTTTTCCATGGTCGTAGTCGTTCGTTGTTAAGATTCGGGCAAGTCGTGCATTTGTCAACGCATCTTGTTCAGTCATCTCTTTCTCAACAAAAGTTTCAACGACTGCTTTCCATGTGTATCCTTTCTCTTCAAAGATCTTCTCAGCTTTCTTAACACCTATCCCGGGCACGCCTGCATAACCGTCAGTGTTATCGCCTGCCATGGTCTGTATTAGATGCCACTTAGCACCTTCTTCAGGTGTAATGTCAACTGTTTCTTTGAAGTCATATAATTTACCGGGAATCTGTCTCATGTCTTTATCAGGAGAGACAATTATGTTTCCGGGATACTTGGTAGCATAGATTCCTATAGAATCATCAGCTTCGAGTGTATCCTTAAGGATAACTCTATATTTTTTCTTTAATTCCTGTATGACACGTTTAAATCCACAGGGCTTTTTTCTCTGTCGATGACCCTTGTATTCGGGCAGAATTTTTTTCCTAAAATTTTGAGGACTTGTAAAAAACAAGATTAATTCATCATCGAAGGAACCTAGTTCATTCTGGACTTTTTGTAAATCTCTCTCAACACATTTCATTGCATCTGAGAAATTAGAAGTAACAACAATGACGTCATCACCAAAATCCATCTCGGTTTCTGCTGCTGCACAGCATTTGTAGACTATATAGTCGCAATCAATTAATAATTTCATATTTAATGTACGTCAGCCCATGTGAGTCCTTCTTTTGCTTCGGCAGCAATGGGACAACGTAATTGGTAGTATTCTCCAGCTAATATAGCTGATGTTTCCAGTTCTCTTCTAACGCCAACTGCATGGTACGGTCTACATTCATATTGTAGTTCATCATGTACAAATGCCAGTTGATGTGTGTGAAAAGGTTGTAATCGGTCATTTGCTATTACCATCCAACGCTTAGCGATAATTCCTGCCGAGCATTGAAGGAGATAGTTTAGTGCTTTGTGCGGTGAATCGACCAGCACCCTTCGTCCGTCACATGCCAAGAGGTAACCAGCAGTAGCCTTATTTGCAACCGCTCCAAGTAAGTCGGACAATCCTTCGATTGCAGATACGTAAGCCTCTCTAATCTCTTGTCCTTTTTTACGAGCTTCCTTGGGTTGTAGAGTGTTATCATAACTCATACCTAATTTTTCATTTCCAGCACCATACAAGAAGGCATATGTGACAGTCTTGACTTGGCGTCTGGTGATTCCTATTTTATCTGCGTTTACTTGGTGAATATCATCGTTAAGTAAAATATCGGCGTATCGACCCCCGTCATATCTGCCAAGATAGTGAGCAAGCATCCTTAGTTCGATTCCGCTTAAATCTGCACCTACCATTGTATGTCTTGGGCTGGCAATAAATAGTTCTCTAAATTCTCTATCCGCAGGAACTTGAGCGAGATTCGGTTTACGATGAGCACATCTAAATGTGTTCGTACTAACCGAGCAGTTGTGGTGTATCCTGCCTTTACTCGTAACAAGCCTGTTCCATGCGTTCACGCCTTCGGATATCATTCCAAGCTTCTTTTTTATCGTCAAACATTTCGCACATGCTTTGGAGAAGGGAATATTTATCTCCATCAATGTAATCTCGTCGATAATTGGTTTCCCAGTCGTAGTGGTCTTGCTCAATTTGACTTTGAAATGAGTCGTCAGAATCCATGCTATGTGGTCTCGTGAAGTTGGGTTAAATTCTTTTATTCGTTGTATTGTACATCCTTCTCTGTATCCTTGTGTTGCGTTATCTCGTTTAGGAGTGAACAACGCTCCTGCAACGTAAGGGAATTGTCCTCGAAGTATTTCAATAGTTTCTTCCATCTCTCGCCGGAGAGATGACTCAAGTTGCTGAGCTTTTTGTTCGTCAAATGTCCATCCATGAATTTCTTGTTCAGTTAAGATCTCGGCGACTCGGTGCTCTAACCGACACGCGTCAGGTAAGGGCGGAAATGTTCGCATAATTTGGTGGTAACGTTTACATCTTGGACCATATAGTCCTGCATTTCTTGACTCCACTCTTGCCAGTCAGATGTTTTGCCAAAGTCTCCCTTGTACTCACCTAATCTGTAGCCATATGCTTCGAGTGAATGTCTTCCATATAGTTGTAGTGGCATATGTCTCCACTGTCTTTTCTTGTCTACCTCCATTAGATTTGGATGATATAAGCGAGATAGCACAAGAGTATCAATAACTGTAGCATCAGTATGAAAGCCATCGCTAAGTTTCCGAAGCACAGCAAGGTCGTACCCAATAATATTGTGACCAGCGAGAGTATCAGCTTCCATAATCTGATTGATACCATCCCGGACACTGGGCGTTCCGTCATCCTGATTGTTATATACGTATGTTTTTTCTTCTTTCGTATCAAAGGTGGAAATGCAATGTATCTTAGATACGTCATAAAGTAAACCGTTTGTTTCTATGTCAAATACCAGCACTATTTTTTACCGGTATATGTTTTGTCCTTAAACTTAGCTTTCTTTTTAGCTTGTTTTGTTGGTGGGTTTGGTTTCTTCAGCTCAGAAGTCTGTGCTGGGATTGAAAATTGGCTCCGTAGTTTCATCGTACTTACATGTTTCTTTGTTGTATTTCAATTGACATGCGACACCAACTTCTCCGGAGTAACGATTCTTGAGTACGCGTAAGATAGTTTGGTCTACAGCTTCCGTTTGTTGGTTTCTTTCGAGTCCCCAAACTTCGTCCGCAAGCTGACTAATTGCTGCACTACCTCTCAGTTGTCCAAGAGTTACGCGTGCTCCTTCCTCATGGTTCTTATCATTTAACGTTCTACGTAAATGTGATACCAAGAAAAGTTTAATTCCTGTTTTTTCGACTAAACTTCGTAATTTAGTCATGGTGGTGTCGATCATCTTTCGCTCATCTCCGTCTAATCCAGAGATTAATATGCTCAGATGGTCCAAAAATATGGTCTTCGTTTCGAGTGCGAGTGCCATATATTCAATGCGACTGTAAATAGTATCAGGGTCAGCACTGCCGAAGTGGTCATAAAGGAAGAGATTCCAATTTTTGAGCGTGTAGTCATAAGCTTCTTGTAATGTTTCCTTGGTATGTTCTCCAAGGTGTAATGCTTTACCAGTAGCTACAGACATCAAGCCTAAAGCTGTTCTTCTATTTGATTCTTCTAATGCAATATACCCGACACGTTCATCTTTATCTAAAAAATGAGTCGCTAACTGCCTTGTCAGGGTTGATTTTCCCTGCCCTGTGCCTGCACTGATAACAGTGAGCTCTCCGTATCTGCATCCATGTGTTAGTCTTTGCAATCCAGCAAAGGGATACTCGAAGTCACAAGGGGGGCTGGGGTTGGTAACCAGTTCTAATAATGATTTACCATCTACGATTCCGTCTGGTTGGTACGGGGAAGCATTCCAAATAGCTTTCCGTATAGCTTCAGCATCGTTATTTTGTAGTGCGTCTGACGCATCCTTGTACGGGTCTGGCAAATGAGCAATCTTAACCTTGCCAGACGGTAGGAGAGCTGCAACTGCTTCTGTAGCCATTT